CGGGAGGTACTTCAGCTGGAGGTATCGTAAAAGCCCTAGCTGAAGGTGACCCAGCCGATGAAATCAAGCTAATCCTTGGTCAGTTTAGTGCTGAAATTGATGATAACAACGACATTATTATTACGGATAGGTTCAACTACAACTCATTTATCAACCCCCTTGATGGTAAAGAATACAACGCTGAACAATACGGAGCAGCTATTGAACAAGGAAAGTTTACTCAGTTAGAAGTCCTAATGTCTATATTTTCAGGGGAACCAAACTACAAGATGGTACGTGCGGCAGGTTTTGTATTAGGCAGTAAAGATTACAAAGACGATGCCCGTGATGAAGGACGCGAATTTAAAATAAACCTAGGACCAGCAAGCTAATGTTTGGGCTGCCACTAGAACTAATCACTATGCTTTTCTCTACGGTCCTTGGTGGTGTCATGTCCATCTGGGGTCAGAGCAACAAGAACAAGGCTGAACAACAGGCCATGCTCATTGGAGCGACTAACACAGCCAGAGAGTACGGATCAAAGGACAAGCACTTTGCTTGGACACGTAGGATCATAGCACTCTCAGCTGTCATTTCAATCATCGTACTACCTAAGCTAGTAGCTGTGTGGTATCCAGAAGTACCCGTGTTCGTAGGGTACACAGAAGTACAAGGTGGTTTCTGGAACTTCCTGTTTGGACCTGACAAGCAGATCGTATGGCAGTCTGCTCAAGGGTTCGTCATCACACCGCTGGACACTCACATTGTGTCAGCTATCGTTGGACTATATTTCGGTGCGGGGTTTGCGAAGTAATGGAAAATAAGAGTGTATCTATATCTTTTTTAGTAGGTATCTTGTTTCAAACAGGAGCCTTAGTTTGGTACGTGTCAAGCCTAGCCAGTGCTATCGACTTAAATGCCCGTGACATTGGCAGACATGAGGCAAGACTAGAAACTCTTGGTGCTATCATCCAGTCACAGGCCATTACCTTGGGACGTATGGACGAGAACATTAAGTCCATCCGTGAGATGATGGAAGACAGACGTACCCAAGAGGATTAATTCATGGACAACATAAAACTTCCTATAGCCCTAGTCTTAGCTATGGCAGTACAACTTGCAGGGGGTGTCTGGTGGGTGTCTCAACAGGCAGCTACAATCTCTAACCTAGAGGAAACTGTTAGTCAGCTAGGTTCTCGTATGGCTATTGAGGATAACGTAAATTTAAAGCGTGACGTTCTAGATAACTCAATGGAACTTGAGTACATATGGAACGAGGTTGAGGAAATCTGGGACGAACTTGCGAGTATGGCTATGACCATAAACGAGATTAACAAAATTAAACAACGTGTAGCTGTCATTGAGAATGACCTCAAGTATATTGGTAGAGACCACAGGGATATGAAGGGTGGTATGGAGTAGTGGACCCCCTCACTTGCATAGCTGCCGCCAGCACAGCTTACAAGGCCATAAAGAAAGGCTTTGAGGTAGGTAAGGAAATATCCTCTATGGGTAGCCAGTTACAGCAGTGGTCTAAGGCCATCTCTGACTTGGACTATGCACATGAGAAGGCATCCAANCCACCCATGTANAAGATGTTCTCNGANACACAGAGTCAGGCGTTAGAGGCTTGGTCATGCAAGAAGCAAGCACAAGAGATGAGAGAGGAACTNCGTAGCTACATCAGTTTCGTACACGGCCCATCAGCTTGGGATGAAATAGTACGTACTGAGGCGAGGATGCGCAAGGAACAAAGAGAACAGGTCTACAAGAAGCAAGAGTTTATAGACAACTGCATCAATTGGGGTGTGGGTATAATAGTTGCTATGGCTGGTGTAGCAGGGCTACTCTTTGTGTCCTACTTGATTGGCAAGCAACAGGGAAAATTTTAATGGCTAAACTAGATAAGTCAAAGATGAAATGTAATAAGCCTAAGGCTACACCTGACCACAAAACTAAGTCCCATGTGGTGAAGGCTTGCTATGACGGTAAAGAAAAGATTATCAGGTTTGGTCAGAAGGGTGTCAAGGGTAGCCCTGATGGGTCAGCCCGTAACAAAGCATTTAAGGCACGACACAAGAAGAACATTGCTAAGGGTAAATCTTCTGCGGCATACTGGGCTAACAAGGTTAAGTGGTGATACTGCTTTAAGATAGGGGAGAGTGCATAATGCCTACTAAGAAATTAACAGATGCTCAAAAGTATCAGCAACTCAAACGGCAAACTGAGTCGGCTGGTATGTCAGTTAAAGAAGTTGATGGTAAAATTGTTGTAAGTCGTAAGAAGAAGAAGGCAAAGTAATGGCTAAGAAGCCGAAGAGAGATGCTTGCTATAAGAAGGTCAAGTCTAGGTACACACGCAACGGTGGTACTTGGCCTTCTGCTTATGCAAGTGGAGCATTAGTGCAGTGCCGTAAAGTAGGTGCTGCTAATTGGGGTACTAAAAGTAAGAAGAAAAAGTAATGGCTAAAAATTCATTGAAGACTTGGTTCAGTCAGAACAATGGTAAAGGTTGGGTTAACTGTAAGACAGGTGGTCCCTGTGGCCGTAAGGATCGTACCAAGGGTGCCTACCCTGCGTGTCGTCCAACGATGGCCCAGTGCAAGAAGGGACCAGCCAAAAGGAAAACAAGTAAACGCAGGGTAAGCTGGAAGTAACTAGGCGGATTCTGTTTTTGCCCACCTAGTACACTGGGCGTCAACCACTATTACGTTAGTGTCAGCGAAAGATTCTATACCTTGAGCAAGGTCCACCATACACTCCTGTTCGGTACCGTAGATTCCGCCAGATGTATGTGCCTTACAGGCACTAAAGTCTACAGTACAAACCAAGAGTAACGGTGTGAATAGCATTTTAACTTCCTTCCATCTCTTCTATTAACCTGTTTAAGTACCACTTAGCCTTCTTTAAATCCTCAAGGGGTTTACCCTTGTGACGATAACGATGGAGATACTTCTTAGTGTTACCTTCTAAGTACCCCAAGAACATCATGTCATCCATGTTGTCCTTCATATAATCTATACACTCAATAGACCCATCTCCATAGTGAGGTGGGTTATTTATTATGTCAGACATCTCACTGTCATCAAACAATTCAACTTGCGCCATGTAAGTCTCCGATGATTTTCTTTGCAGTCTCCACTGGCATCTTAAACCATTCGCCATTCTGTTCTACACCAAGCTTCTTACACTCATTATGTGCAAAGGTCTCAGCCTTCCGACGATCTTTAAAGGGCGCAAAGAAATCTAACTCAAAGTCACGCATAGGACTACTCGTCTGGTAACCCTTGAGGCGATCCTCTGCATCAATAGCCATACCGATCTTCACCCACTCAGGCCATGCTTTGTTTGTGATGACGTAGACAAAACCTTCTTTGGCGCTTGTGAAGTTTTCTAGGCTTGAGAAGGCAGCTTCGTTGAAAGACTTGTACCGTCCGGCCTTCCAGAGTGGATGACTCTTGGGGATGTACTCACCGTCAACAAACATACGTCGATTGTTTTTTCTGTTGTGTGAGGCAAGCGTTTGACGGTACCCTGACGGGCTGTGATACCAAAGTTCACCATCTGTATCTTTAATCATTCCCATCTAGCAGTTCCTTTAGTTCTGTGTAACCACCGATGTAGTTACCTTTGTTGTCCCATATCTGGGGTAAAGTACCTATACCAGCTTTCTTAAGCAATGTCAATAGCCACTTACTACTTGGATCGTCAAGTGAGTAGGCCGTGAAGCCTACCCTTTTCTCTCGCATTAAGTGTTTTGCTTTGGTGCAAAACTTACAGTATGGTGTGCTTAAGATAACATACATCATACTAAATCCACGATTTCACATGAGTCACCTGAACAGGCAAGTGTCTGACTACCAGCTGTATTGTCTTCTTGCTCGTAGTCTGACAACTCACCCCAATTAATAGAGGTTGGCATAACAGACAGAAGAGTGTCGTAGTCTGACTTGCCACACTCTTGGTAAGGTGCTTGCTGGTATGTGTGTTCGTTGAATGGCAGGAAGGATACCCCACTCATTTCATCAAAGTGCTCATACACAAATGCACCCACAGCAAACCATTCGCCGGAACGGACATTGATTGTCACCGATGGTTTATGCTCACACCATGCTCGTTGATAAGCTAACCACATCTCCAGCTGTTCAATAGCAGTCATGTCAGCAGTGACAATAGCGTTGTCTGGTGCCTTCATAGGAAAACTAAACACTGTAGTCTGGTCTGGCTTCATTACATCTGGTTGATTAGGGATACCTTGATCCTTCATAAACTGTGTCAAGGGGTCTTTGTTGTCTCCTCGAACGGTTCGGATGTAGTAGTCACTGTGTCGGGCGTGAATCCCAGAGGCTGAGTCAACGAGTTGGCTGACTGTTCCCGATGGCTTAACACAGCTAATAGCAGCAGCAACAGGAATACCAAGGCGGCCAGCCCACTCAGCGTTAGTTTCAACGGCAATACATTTAAGATGTTCAAGGGTTTTCTCCAGTCCTGCGTTCTTAGTTGTCATTAACGGGTTGTCCATGATGCCTGTCATAGACACACCCAGTAGTCTTTCTTCTTCTGTATTTTTCTGCCACACCTTACGGAGGTATGGGAACTTAGTGAAGGAAGATTGAATAGTACCAAGGATGGTAGCTATACGAACCTTTCTCTCTAGGTCTTCGACAGTATCCGTTGCCCGTACCACNACTTCACTGAGGTTACAAAATTGTCCACCTGTACCTGCAATAGGTTGCCCGTTCTTATCAATCTTTGGTCCTCGTAAAATTATCTCCGAACATGGGTTGGTCCCGAACTCATAATTAGGATCACGCCGTCCATTCTTAGCAGCCTGTTTCTTAGCGGCCTGTCTATTGAAGATACCACGTTCACCTGAACCNCTCTCTACTAAGGCCATCCACTCCCGCATAAAGGACAGGCTGTCTGGCTTCTCAGTGTAGGACACAGAGTTGTTAGCNAATGCACGTTGAGGGTTGTTCTCCCACCACGCACCTGACTTAGCATGGCGCATACGGTCATCACTCAGGTTAGACAAAGAGATCATAGCTGAGCGTCTCACGCCGCCTACGATAACCACTTCACCGATCTTACACATGATGTCGTGACATTCGATAGACGATAGCTTACGCCCCTGTGCTTCCTTAAAGGTACGAATGGTGAAGTTGAACAGATCAATCAAAGGTGCTGGGCCAGAGGCACGACCACCGAATGTCTTCAAACGAGCACCAGCTGGACGAACCTTAGACACATCCCACTTAGGGATTTCACCACTGTAGAGGAGTGCAATAACTTGACGGAAAGCTTTAGCCCAACCTTCCTTACTGTCCTTAACGACAATGATCGTGTCACTCTCGAACAACTCAGGGACTTCTGGCAGNTTACTGATGAACTGTCGCTCGACACTGAACCCGACACCAGTACCGCAGAGAAGAATGAACATAGCCTCNTCGAAGGCCTTAAGGTCATCTACGGGTAGGTAAGAGCAGTTGTACCCNGCTGTATTGTCACGTGCTAATGCAGGGCCAGCTGTCATCATTGCCCTCATAGATGGCATGACATCCAGAGACAAGATGGCCTGTTCAATATCTTTAGTGTAGCTGTCTTTACCGATCTTAGGGTAGACTAAGTTCTCCATGTAACGAGACACTGTCTCACCCCATGTCTCCCGGCGTCCCTCTTCATCTAGCCACCGTGCATATCGTGACTTGTGAATAAAGGATTGGTAGTCTGTTGGTAATAGGTTGCTCATTAGCCTCGCCCTCGCATAGTTTTATCTTCTTCTAACCAGACCATCCGGTCAATGTCTTCTCGGCTAATGCCAATGTCCTTCAGTTCCCGGTCGGACAATCTGTTAAGTATCTTGACTGCCTCCCTATGCTCTGACCACATAATGCAGTATCGCATGAACCTGACAAAGATATTGTTTACCCACTTCTGTTTCATCTGTTATCCCCTGACCCTTTAATCACACCACGTTTAGCCCGACTGTTTAGTTTATCCATATTGCTTTCTAGTACCTCAGGTAAATTACTATAGAAG